TCCAAATAATGACCAAACATTTGTAGCAGTTTGAACCATAGTTGCACCACTATACTGCAACCTCAATTTTAATGCAGCTCCAGCACTATTAATTGTAACACCACCAGCAGCAACAATAGTTGTTTGTCCAGCACCTATGGAAGAAACATCAATTTTAGTTCCAACTGGAAAATTAACGGATGAATTTAATGGAATTGTTAAATTATTTGCAGTTGCAACATTCATTAACACCAATTTGCCGTTATCATTTAAAATAAGTGAATATGATGCAACTTGTGTGTTGGTTGTAATTGTTTCTCTAAATACCCCAGTAAAATAAGCATCACCAGTTAATTGTAGTTTAGAAGTATAAGCAAGTGCAGAAGCAGATCCAATTTGCAAATTATTTGTAGTGCTTATTCTAAATACTTCAATCGCATTAATAGTTTGCCACATACCAAACAACAAAGGACCAGCAGAAGCAGTGGTAATACAAAAATCACCAGCAGCAGAACCTTGTATAAAATTATCAGTTCCAGTTGCGTTACCTATTACAAATCTTTGTGTTCCACCTGATCCAGCATTATCAATCCTAATTGATGGCGAATTAGCACCAACAATTTGCAAATGTGCATCAGCAGTAGCACTATTTACAACCAATCTACCACTTGCAGTTGCTTTAGCACCAATAAAAGTTTGTCCAGTTGCTTTAACAATAGTTAATTGTTGGGTTGTATTAACAACATCAAATATTCCAAAATCATCAGCACCAGCAGTATAAAAATTACCAATTCTCCACCTACCAGCACCAGTTGTTTGGAAATTTATTGTGTTATTATTGGTTGCAGTAGTTTGGTTAAATATTGCACCTGAATTTGTAGAATGGTGTACATCCAGTGCAGTTGTGGGTACATTTGTGTTTATACCCAAATAATTATTAATAGAATCCCAAAAAAGATTGTTAGAACCAGTAATTGAACTGGTACCATTCCAAAAAGCTACTTGTGTAGCTGCCCCTGATCCTGTTATTCCACCACTACCACCAGCAGAAATTTGATCCCAAGCTGATCCAGTATCTCTAAAAATTCCGTAAGGACTATCAATAGCAATAAAAATTCTGCCAACAATACCAGCAGCTGGTCTATTTGCAGTCAGATCAGAATTGAACATTGGAGTTCCCTTCTGATTTAAGATGGAAAGATCCAATACTATCATTATATGTAAAGTTTACGGATTACGATTAATTGATTTCCAGTATTAATGGGAGTAGCAAAAGCAAGTTGATATTGTGTAGTATCAATTTCACCCCTATTTCCTGATATTCTCAAAGATTGATTAGGCTGTAATGGTACATCAGCTATCACCAGTGCAGTAGTTCCGTTGTTGATAAATGTAATCTCGTTACATTCAGAACCGATATTTGCAGTAGTGTAGTAAACTTTTGTTTCTACATAATATTTTTGGAAAGCCTGTCCAGTAGATTTAGAAATACTATTTTCTTGCTCATACCTTGCCCTTTCAGATGCCTGTTTAGTATATGCTAATTTCAGCTTGTCGGCTGAAATTTCATCCTGAATATTTATTTTCAAATGTTGTGGAGTCATTGTATTAAATTTTAACACATATCAGGAAATTGACCAACTTTCATTGATCGTTTAGTTGCTTTTTTTTGTTTAGCAGTAGCAACTGCTTTTTTTACCACTGGGGCAACTTTTTCAACTGCCTTGCTAACTTTTTGCAGCAAGGAAGGTTGTTTAAATTGTTTAGCAGTAATTTTTTCAGGTGCTGGTACCTCAATTCTATATGATGGCTTTTTTTTCATTGATAGCAACAAAATTGCACCACCAGCTAACAGGATATAAATTAACCCTTTGTTTTTCATTTTCTACTTTTTATGTATGTTGCTATCAAATATGCACCTACCCCATATATCAATATCCATTTACCATATTTTTCAATATAAAATGGTACTGATCCCTTTTCTTGTTTTTGTACCTTTTCAACTTCCTTTTTTTCTTGTTCAACTGCCTGTTTAACATCCCCTGAAAATTTAAAACTATCAGCAGTATGTAAAACAAAATAAGGTTTATTGTTAAAGTCAATAAACTGCCAATATACTTTACCACCCCTTTGAATATAGGAATAAACTTGCCCAACTGGTGATCCAGCAACAATGGTTCCAATTTTAACTAAATTGGAATTTAATCTTATTAGATCCTTTTTGGCAAATAATGTTTTTCCTATAATCTTGTCAGCAGTAATTTCAGGCATATCTTATTTTCTTAACATTTTTAAAAGAAAGTTGAATTGAAATTTGTCGGTTTCTGCCATTTCGCAAAGCAATTCAAGATCACTTGCCAACTGATCATCAACTAATTTTAGCCTTTCAACGGCATCATAGATCCGTTCTTCGTTGTCAATTTCGGTTTCATTTGCCATTGTTTCCGTTTTTTCAAAACCAGCTACGTGGGTTACCTTTTGCGTTGGTGCAAATAAGCTGGAAAGTTGTGAAAGTATCATTGTCTGAATTTGAGGAGATTTCATAAACCCAGCAAGGAAGTTTTCTTCTTCAGGTTCATCATCATCATCATCCTGATCATCAATTTCCTGTTGCATTTTTAAAGCAGCTATTTCAGATCTCATAGCATTTATTTCATTTATAACATTTGGTTGATATGCACCAATTTGTTGAAATGATTGCAATGATTGTCTTTTATTTAACTGAAATGAAATGCTATTTAATTCTTCAATTTTTTTACCCTTGTTGGTAAAAATAGCAATACAGTAAGTATTAGTATTTTCAGGGTTTTGAAGAATTGCATTTAATGCGTTAATCAACTGTTCCCTACCTTCATTTTTATCATTGCTACTATATGGATAACGAACATTTTTAGGATCTACTTTGTGCCCTACATATACAGTATATGCAGCAGCATCAAAATTGTCATAATATGCCAATACACTTTCAGCAGTATGTAATTCAGGTTGGTAACTTGCCATAACATTAATTTAAAGGTGAAGGAAAAGTGACTTGATTAGGCATAATAAACACCAAAACATACACTAAAATTAGATGCACTAATTGAAGCATAAGCAGTTGGAGTTTGAATATAAGACTTTGACCAAATAATTTGTTGACCAGCAAATGGGGTAATATCAAAGCTAAATGCAGCAGTAGCAGCGTTGGAAACAACCCTGTTTAATTCCAGTACAGGAATACGATTAACTGATTCTTTATCATTGTAGTAAAGTACCAAATAAGTTGTTTTCAAGTTTGCCAATGTCAACAAAGCATTACCTGATAAAACACTATTTGTAATTGTGTCAGCAGTGTAGCAAACCAAATTTAGCAAAGATACAAAGCGAAGTTGTGGCTGATCAGGAAAATAGAAACGAGTTCCAGTAGAAGATTGTGGAACTACCACTTCAATAAATTCGTAATTCTGAACTTTGTTCATTTTTGTTTTATTTTAGAACTAAAAAATAGGGGTTCTATGTTTAATGTGGCATCCCCCTTTCCAATTCAGAAGTTAATTCCAGTTATTATCTAACAGGAGTAACGTTTTGTGCCAAGATACCACGCATAATAACAACAATTCTTGGAGCAGTTGATGCCTGAAGTGTTGAAATTGCACCTGGCAATTCAAGACTGATCACGTTGTTCTTTGATCCAACCAAAACAATATTGGGTTCACAAGGATAGTAACCAAATTCGGTTGCATCGTTCTGATCAATAGTAGTTGCAGTTACTGCGTGTCCAGCTTGTGTTTGTGGAACATACAAGTGCCTGTAAAGATCCCAAGATGGAACAATCTGCCTGTTATTTACAACTACTGACAATTTACCATTGTACAAGTTATATAGAGCAGCAGCAGCACCAGCAGTACTAATATCAACTGCACTTGGATAAGTGTAAAGTTTAAACGCAGTAGTAGTTGAAGCAGCTGGAATAGCTACAAAAACACCAATAGAACTAACTACAAAAGCATCCTGAAGATTCAGGAGATTGTTTGTAGCAAAGTTTGTACCAGCACCTACGCTATTAACCAAAATAGGGATTTGATATGAAGTTGTAGTTGTGGACATTGCTACTTCAGAACGAATATAAGACTGGCTCAATACTGCTTGACCAGCAGAAAACCCAGCATTGTTAACGAGATTTTTGGCATTGTCAAATATTAACCTTTGCCCATGTTGTGTTGCCATTTTATTTGTTTTTTACTTTTTTAAATTAATAAGAATATTCCTCATCCATTCCAGCAATAACTGAAAGATTATCTTCGGAATATCCAGCAATTACTGAAAGATCATCACCAGCCATTACGGAAACAGGAATTTCCATTGCGTTGTCAATGGCACCAAGTACACCAGTTGACTGAAGCAGTCCAAGACCACCAGCAGCTACCATACCACTACCAATAGACTGACCAAGAGATCCTTTCAAAAGTTTGGGGAAATATGCTCCAATAGCAATTACACCAGCACTTTTAATTTTAGCATCCAAGTTTGGAAGGATTTTTCCTGAACTTGTCAAGATCCTTGCAGCAGCAGCACCAGCAACTAGACCAGCAGCATCCATCAAGAAACTTTTACCCATTGCACCCATTCTGCGAGATTTTCTGCGACGGCTGGGGGCAGACCTTTTTTTTCTACGAGCCATTTTTTTTGTTTTTTTTTGTTTAGTGGAATACTATTCCAAGATTTTTATTTTGACTTAAATTTTTTCAATACTGAAATATTTTCTTCATACATTTTAATTTCTTTATCACTAACTTTTTTTAATTTAAATGTTGAATAAGATCCTAAAATCCTATAAACTGCTGGTTTATATGAAATTTTAAATGAGTTTAATCCTTCAACTAAAGATTCCTCATTATCTGCAAAAAAATTCAAATCATCTCTATATGGAAATTTTACTAAATATCCACCATATTTAATGTTTACTACTACATTTTTCATATAAAAAATTTTACGTTTCCAATTTGTTTATAACCTGAAACAACCCTAATATTTACATTATGACTTTTTGTGTCTTTATGCGATTTGTCCATTGCACCAACTTTTTTCAATCCTTTAAAAGTTCCCTTTTTGGTTCTTACTTGCTGGTAAGTTGCTTTTGCTTTAGCACTTTTGGTTTCACCTTTTTCAATTATTTTAATTGCAGCTACTTTTTTTGCAGCTTTCTTTTTAGGTGCAGCTTTCTTTTTTGGTGCAGCTTTCTTTTTTGGTGCAGCTTTCTTTTTAACTGCACCAACTTTTTTTCCGTAAATATGTGCAAATGCTTCTTTTAAAGAAACACCAGTTTTTTTCCTGTATTCAATAGCTTTTTTAAACTTATCTTTTGCTATTTTTTGTGCCTGTGTCATAATTTATAATTTAAAGGTGAAGGAAAAGTGAATTATTTTTTGCGACTGATTAAATATATTACCAATGCCCCACCAATTACAATAGGCAAATAATTCATTTTTTTTGTTCCATCAGGATTAATATTTTCGGATTGATTTACAATTCTATCAACCTCATCCTGTGATGCCTGATCCAATTCAGCATTAGTTTCCAGTTTCTTTTCAACTACATTTTTAACTTGTTTAGCCAAAACACGCTTACCAACTTCACTAACTTCCTTTACATCAATTCCCAATTTTGACAAAAATTCAGCCAATTTAATTAGGATGGGAGCAGCAGTAGCAGTAGCAGCAGCAGTACCAGCAGCAACTACACCAATTTGACCTTCAGAAGCAAATTCAACATCAGCACCTAACAATCTTTTCTTTTTTGATCCTTGCTGAACTTTACGCAAAAGTTCGTTAGGGTTTCCACCCAAAATTTTCCACCAGTTTTGGGTTTCATCTGCCCTGTTGTCAAAAGCATTTTGCAATTTACTTGCTAAACCCATAAAGTTTAGACCAACTAAAAGTAAAAATGATCCCCTTGCTGGAGCCAATGCAATTTTTAAAACTATTTTCTTTTTTTCTTTAGGTGCAGCTGGAGTAACTGCCTTTGGAGCAGCTTTCTTTTTAGCAGCCCCAATACCTGAAACTGAATATAATGGCATACTTGGAATTTTATCTATTTTATGGTAGTAGGTTTTTCTCTCATTAAATGTTGATAGCACTGGATCAATAAAATATTCAGTACCATCCTGATCCTGAATAACTGCAAAAACGTGATGCGGAATTTCATCCAGCAATTTATATGAAGCAAAACGATAATAAATTTTGTTGTTAATTAATCCTTTTCTTTTCAAACTATCCAAAACACCCATTATAAAAAGTGCATAGTTTTTGCAATCATTTTTTCCCAATGATAAAATTGCACTGGGCGACATTATACGCTGATTTTTGTCTGATTCTATTTTGTAATGGACATTTTTTTTAAGAAATTGAAATAATTTCTTCGCAGTTTGAACGCCATCACCTGAATAAAAATCTTGGCTAATTTTATCATATTCACTTGCGTACATTTTATGTGCTGAAAGCATTGCAGAAATAATATCAGGAACCTGTTGATCCCTTACAATCATTTTGGAATTTCCCCCAAAACTTTTTAATCTACCCAAAAGTATATTTTTCTGCATTAAATTAAACTTGCTTTATAATCAAATGGAACCACAATACCATCAAAATTACCAGTGCCTTTTATAGTGTATTGCAGACCTTTTTTTAACCATCCTTTTGTTGTGATCAGCTGGAGTATTCCAATGGTAGGTGATGCCTGTATTTTCAATTCAGATTCAGAACGTGCAGTAATTTTTTGTTCACCAAAACTTGAAAAATCAGCTACTAATTTATCACCTAAATATACTTCACCAGTAATGGCAGAAATTTTAGCAGTTTGTCCAGTTGGATTTTGAACACCAAAAACAAGTTGAAATTTTTTATTTGCAAAACCTATTTTTTTAAAAATCAATTTTGTTTTACCAGCTAATTGCGTTTTGGTAAAAATATACCATCCAGTAAAAGCAGCAAAACCGATTAAAATCCAATTTTTCATTTTCAAAATTTTCAAATAATTACCCAAAATTATTAAAAAATATTCAAAAAAACAAATTTAGGTCAATCAAGGTCAGAAACAAGGTCAGTTTATAGGTACACATTTACCCCCCTTTAGGGGGGGAAATGTGTCCTAGCCATGTTTCCTGAACCATTTTGACCAATACCAAAACTGACCTAAACTGACCAAAATCCATCTAATTCACTTTTCCTTCACCTTTAGCAACTAAAAAAGGGCAATTTGCCCCTTTTACGTTTGTATGCAGTGTTGATGTTTGTCAGGATGCCCCTGTGAGGTATTCTCTGCCCTCAAATTTCTTTGTTTGTTTGGAATATAGGTTCACATACCACCCACCACTTTTGAGGGCAAATTTGAGCAGATTATTAATGTTGTTAATATTCCGATATTTTCGTGGCTGGATTCCAGTTTCAGGTTTGAAAAAAATAATGGCAGTGTAAAGTTTCATTTTGTTAGAAATTATCTATTTTTGCAATGAAGGGAAAGTGGTTTTTCGTTGAAAGATCATTTGTCAAGTAGGATCAGGAAACTGATCCTATTTTTTTATTCTTCTGGATCTGCAAAAACTATTGTCAATAATGAATTTTTAAGACTATCTTTTTTATCAACAAATGCAGTTATTAATTCTTTTTTATTAGTATAAAAGTATGCTCCATTCCTACAAATTTTACTAAAATTTAAATATATTTTTTTATACCTTTTAGTAATACTTTTTCTAATTTTTACTTCAGATGAAAATGCGTTTTTGTAGTGTGTGACTGAATCTTTTAATTTTTCATTTTCGGTAATTAATTTTTGCATAGCTGAATTTTCAAATGGATTGTGTAAAACACTTCTTCCCCAATAATCTTGACCAGTAATATAATTTTCTATTTCTTCTATAGTTATAAATTGTCTTGCTTTAATTTCAATACAAAAAATATTATTATTTTGTATTTTTTTTAATTTTCTACTATCTACTTCATGCGTATGATATATTTCAATTATTATTTGTGATTGTGGATAATCATTGCATTCTTTTTGTACAATTCCATAACAATCTGCAATTATATTATCAATACGATATTCTAATTTTATAAAATCAAAAATTAGATTTATAGGTTTTTTTAAAAAATAATCATAAAAATGAATTTTTTTACAATTTTCTATTACCCTTTTATATACTTTATGTAAATAACTTTCATTATCACATTTGACAGTATTTAAGTGATAAAAATGCTTTACTCTAATTTCACCATCTCTTATATTTAATTGAGTTCCACACTCTATGCAATAATATTCTTTTTCTTTAGTTGCTTTTTGTATGTCAACTAAATAACCATCAATATCAATAGCATAATTTCTAAAATTAGAAAGTGCTATTTCGTTTTCGTTTGTCATATTTTTTATTTTTGTTTATACATATCCCCTGACTTTATTATTGATCCATCAAGCAACCAATCTTTTAAAAGTTTTTTGCAAGTTGTTGAACCCTTACCAGTAAATTCCTCTAAATCAGCTAACATTTCAGAATATTTTCTTGGCTGGTATAAGATCCTGTTAATTAAGCTGGTCTTTTCCATCCCAAAAATATAGGTTCCTGACTTATCCTGTGTATTGTGTGCCTGTGTCCAACTGGATCCTGAATAATAAATTGATATTGGGTTAAATTCATCACTTGATCTTAAAAAAGTGGCTGAAAGATCAATAGTTTTATTTTCCTTATTTCTTTCAATTTTTAATACTGATTGAGATTTCCTGTCTAGGTATGAACCTATATGACCAATACTATTTTGATCCTTTTTACCCAAGTGTAAAACGCAAAGGATCAGTAAATTATGAATTTTGGTTATTTTTTTTAACCACTGAATAAGATAAAAACTTTGTTCAACTGAATTAAAATCTGAAATAAGATCAAGGATTCCATCCAGCACCAGTATAGAGCAATCAGGATTTTCCTTTAAATAAATTTCAATCATTTGCTGTATTTCATTAGGGGAATCTTCCCTAAATAAAAAACTATCAAAATTGTGGGGTAAATGATCAGTTATTATTTGTGTCCTAATCCTCTCCAGCACCCTGTAATAATCAAAATCACTACTTTCAGTGTCAATATAGCATATCCGTTTTCTATTTTGGGGAAAGTTCAATTTCATTCCAAAAATATCCCAAGTTGTAAAAGCTGAAGCAATGGCACTGGTAATAAATGTACTTTTACCAGCTTTAGGCAATCCCTGAAAGCAAACAAAAGACTGCAAACAACCTATATTTTTTCCATCAATAGTAAAAATGATGTTTTCATCAGGTGGCTGGTAGTTTTGTTTAAATTTCCGAGATAACAATTTGTCGTGTAGATCATTTGTCATTGGTTTACACTTTTTAAATTATTATACTACTTTCCTTTTCACTTTTAGTTTCCAAATATGCACAAAATTCCTCTGAAATTTTGTAAGATTCACCAATTAAATATGTAATATCTTCAGGGGAAAGATTCTCAATATTATTTTTTCTTAATTGTGCTGAAAGGATATTAAGTGCAGTTATTTCCAGTTTTGACATTCCTGCCATCAGGATCACCTGACCAAATTTGTCTTGCATTGGGTGAACTGGCATTGCTGGTAGATCTTTGTTTCTTTGCGACATTTTTTTTTAAATTTAAGGTTAAACAATAGGGGCAAAGTGCTTTACCAACCTTGCCCCTGTGTGTTGTTATTGTAAATTGTTTCCGACAATTAACGCACTTCATTTGTTCTTTGTGTGTTGCGTTCTTTTACATTGGCTTCATACTTTACAAAATCTTCCATCGCAAATTTCATTGAATATTTGCGTAAAAAATAAATTTTTGCCAACCCTTCAGAGGGATATTCTGCATTTGACAATAAAATAAAAGGTTCATTTGCTGAAATAAATACTTCAAAATAGTATTTCATTCCGTTCATTGTGTAAGGCTTCATTTTTAAAAATTTAATTTAAGTTCCTGAATTTGATCTTCATAAAGTTCAATACTTGCCTGAAGTAGTAATTTTATTTCATTTACAAGTGATATATCAGTATCAATTTGCATTATTATTCTGCGACTTGATCCAGTATCAAAACTGATAATAATATTGGAAATTTCGCCTGAAGTTTGACATACTTTTAAACGATCAATTTTTTGCTGGATATAATCTATTTCAAGCATAGTTTCCCGCAAGTTGTTAAATAGTTCCATAAAATTAATTGTTTTGCATTTCGGCATATCTTCCAAAATGGTAGCCAATGTGAAATAATGTTAATTCTGAAGGATAGAAAATCTCAATTCTTCCACCATCAAGTTCAGTGAAAGGAATGTTCCGATTGCTCAAAAAGGTCATCAGACCATACAGGTAATTGTGAACTATTATGCTTTTTTCTTTTTTTTCTAACATTGCTAATAAATTTTGCGATTGAGATAATTTGTAAAATAATAAGTAATCCTATGGCAATGGGGATGCCAAAAAGTATCAGATATAAAACTGATATTACCCAAGAAAGTAAACGGATCATAAATTATCAGCAAAACATAAAAGAATAGCACCAAGAACGATCAGGATGATCTGAATAGCAGTTTTTTTCATTGTTTTTCGTTTAAAATGTTAATAAAAATCTTTTGTCTATGCGAACTTAAATAACTTTTATTGAATATTCCAAATTTTTAGGCACAAAAAAAGGGGAAAATGGAAATTTCCCCCTTAAAACACCTTATTTTTGAACCTACTAACTATTTTAAAAACAATTCTCTTTCTAATTTTCGCCTGTTTGTTAATCCCTTAACCTCTTTTCCTTGAACTTTATTCCATTTTAAAAACTGATCAGCTACCAGCTTTTTATCTGATCCTGAATTAAGTAACCTTAACAAGGTGCTGGAACTAAATGCACCAGTGCCAATATTGTATGATAAACTTGTCATTGCTGCCATCATATTTGCAGTAACAGGAACTTTAATAAGTGCTTTAATTTTTTTCTGCCTTTCAGTAACATCCATTTTTAACCACCTTTCAGCAGTTGCAAGATCAATTTTATCACCTTGCTTTATTGCCTGTCCTGTATCTTTATTTATCGTGTTGCCATATCCAATAGTCCAAATGCCCCCAGTATCAGGATAGCTGGTCAATTCAAGACCTTCAAACTTTTTAATGATATTTAATGCACTCACTTTTTTTCCAATTAAAAGGATTAATAAAATAGCAATACCAATATATATTTTTCTCTTATTGGACATCACTATCTTTTGCCAATAGACCAGTAATGGCAGCAGCAATACCAGCAATAATTGTAATCCAGTTATTTTCTGCAATACCATCAACAATCAATGAACCACCAGCAATAGATCCAAAAAATGAAGTTTTGATATTCTTTAATATTTTTTTCATTATTTCTTTTTTAATTGTTTTAACCCTACCAAAATTGAAATCGTACAAGATATTGTACTGGCACCAAGAAAAATAACATTTGCCCATTCAGATAAGTTTTGAATCCCTAATAAAGAAAACAAAATAGTACTAAATGTTGCAATATGTGTTGTATCAGTTGTTGTCTGCATCTTTACCCTGTTCATCTTTAAATTTTTCGGCAATTACATTAAATGCCTGAATGGCAGTAAATGATTCATCTATTTTAGTAAATACACCTTTACTTGTTGCCAAATCTAAAATTGCTTTAATTACTTCCAATGCTTGTTTCTGGTTCATTTGTTATTGTTTCAGGTATTAAAATTAAGTTAAGTTGATCAGCTGCCCATTGATATATCCAAGCATTTGCATCAACTTCAGCATCCCATTGGGCATAATCTGCACCATTGATAGCAAGTTGTCCAACAATTAATGTTTGCGATTTAATTTCTTCACGATCAATTACAAGTTCTTCAATAAGTTGATATTGAAAACTTGCTGAATCAATAAGATTATCACCAGTTGAATATAAACTAAAAACATTTGCTTCGCGTTCTGCACCTTGATACCAAGTTTGTATTGGTTGAATATTTGCCATAATTAAAAAATTGAATAATATGTATTTATGTTACTTTCTATGCCAGTACGATTACTTAATTGGTTAGATCCATATACAATAAATTCGCCAATATTTCCATTATAAAATAATGCAGCTGAATTTCTTGATGCACCAATTCTTAAACCATTAAAAGAATTAGAACCAAAATCAGGATTATTTAAAAACAGATTAGAATTTACATAAAAATTAGGTGATGTATTTTTATTAAAAATTGAATATAAATTAAAATTTGTAGTTATTACATAACTTGTATCAATTTGTATTCCAAAACCAATTATCATACGATTAAAACTATCTTTATAAAATATTGCTTGATTAGTTGTAACAGAATCAAAAATTGCTATTTCACTTGCTAATATTGATGTAAATTTTGAAATTAAAAAAATTGTTTTAGGATATCCAGTTGTTACCCCTGTTGCGTCTAAATAATCATTTATGCCATCAAATAATATAGTAGGCTTGGTTCCCTGTAAAATAACAATACCATTATTTACTATTTGTGGTTGATTTCCTGATGTTGTTTGTATTGCATTTACATTATTTCCGCTTTGGTCATACCAAGTAGTTACAAATCCATTTGATATTCCACAAAATGTTATTAATGTAGTTGTATCTAATCCCCCATTACTCACAAATCCAATATTTGTTTCAGCATTATCACTGGACCTTCTAACACGAATAGCAAAACCAGTATATGCAGTTCTAAGTTTACGCAATGAATATGCAGCAGAAGCGCCTGAATATGTATCTAACAAATCAGGTGCAGCCTGTTGCTGCGAAGATGCAAGTAGTCCTAATTTTAAGCTCATTTTAGGTTGTTATATCGCCAAATAAATACCAAACATTAGTTCCAGTTTTTACCATAGTTGCACCGCTATATTGAAGCCTTAATTTTAATGCACCACCCGCACTATTAACTGTTACACCACTTGTAGCAACAATCGTTGTTTGTCCAGCACCTATAGATGAAACATCAATTTTAGTTCCTATTGGAAAAGCAACTGATGAATTTAATGGAATTGTTAAATTATTTGCAGTTGCAACATTCATT